ATGAACGTAAATGATATGTTGGACTACTTTGAAATTAAGTTAGACAGTAAAGATAAGAAAAGAGTTAGTGAGTTGTCTGTCTTAAGAGAAGAAGCTGAGCTTAAGGATAATGTTAGTAAGGTGGCTAACATAGATGCTGAGCTTAGTGAGATATATGAATGTGTAAGTAAGTAATAATAACAAACAATAGGAGTTGTTTATGACTATGATGAAAAGTGAAGTATATGAAGATTATTCAGATAATAGAATTGCTAATATGGAATTAGTATTAGATGAGTCTGAACTATCTATTAAAGACGGAGTTCTATCTATGGTTAAAGCAGTAATTGCACCTTATATTGATAGTAAGGATTGGGCTATGATTGCTGAATGGAATTTCGATAGTATGTATGGAGGTGCTTTTAGACATCTTGATATGTGTCAGCAGTCTTTTGAAAAGACTAAAGACGATACAGCTAAAGCTATAAGAATGGATCAAGGTAATGAAATATCTAAGAATATATTAGATAGATTATTATTTAGATCAGAAGCTCAAGTGTTAAATATAAGACGAGCTAGTATTATAGTACAAGCTTATGAAGATGCTTATAAAGAGGTGTATGGCGAAAAATATACACCAAAAGCATTAAGAGTTAAAAAGGCTACTGCTAAAGACAAAGTTGTAGCAGAATGTATTAACTTTACTAAGGAGAGATTAGCTAAATTACAAGCTACTACTTCTAAACAGTTAAAGGCATAAATAATTTAAGCCCTATACTCATATTGGGTATGGGGCTTTTTTTATGGTGTTCGGCAGGATATTGTTGTTGCTGCCGAGTAAGTTCAACAATCAAACAAAAGGATATAATATGTTAAACACAATCAAAAACTGGTTAATGAATGTTGCTGCTGTATTTATATGGAAAGCAATAATGTTACCTTTTAGAATCATTCTAGGATGTATTTACGCAGTAAGTAAACATATGCCAGATAAAGTAACAGTTCCTTATACTATAGTTAAGAAAGACTCTAAACTATCTCCAAGTATATGGTAAATAAAACTAACTGGAAAGATGCCAGAATTAGTGATATGAATAGAATAGTTGCTGATAAATTCTCTATGATGCCTAAACAAGAGAATATCTTTTTAGATGAATATACAGCAATTATCTCAAGTGATTGTAAAGATTACAAAAGCTTTAAAAAACAATGGGAGAATAGATATGGAATCAAGAGAGAAAAAGACTAGATTGTTAGAATTACAATTAGATTATGGTGAATGTAAAATCGACACTAATAAGTTTATTGATGGCTTAGAAGATCTTGGTATTACTAATCCAGGTGAAGTAGCTGCTCATTTATCTTATGTAGAAGAAATGAGATACGAAGCTAAAAATGATAAAGCTAAAACAATAACATTAAATTAGGAGAGTTATGGGTTATACAAATTATTGGCATCAACATGATGATTTTACTGATGAACAATGGAAAACTATTAAAGAAGAATACGAGTACATCAAAGAAGTATGTGAAAAGATTATTGATGATGAAACTCGTACAACAGATGAAATTATGTTCAATGGTAAAAGTGAAGACGGACATGAAACATTTTTAATTAATAAATATGCTAGACCTTATGGTAGTAATAAATATGATGGTGAAGACATTTCTTTAGGTTTTTGTAAAACAGGAATGAAACCATATGATCTTGCAGTATGGTATATGTTAACTTTTATTAATCGTATTAATCCAAGTATTTCAATATCAAGAGATAGATAATGGCTAGTGTTTATTGTATAATATTTAAACCAGAAGAAACTTGGAGATTATTTACTAACCAAGTTTTTATGACAGAAGATGAAGCATTAGATTTTGGTAAACGAAGTAACATTAAATATAAAAGAAAAAAAATAGAATGGAAGGTAGCTGACGCTGCCGAATGGTTTTAATTATGATTGAAAATGGAGATGTATTTTTTTACGCAGATTGGAAAGCAGTATTAGCAATATTTGTATTCCAAATAATATTAACAATTTATATAAAGAAAAAGTAAATCAACAATAGTTAGCCCCTACTGAGAGTAGAAGCTAACGCTATGAAAGAAAGAGGTGTTATGAATAACTTAGCTACTAACAGAGATCCAAACAATACTCTACGCACAATAGATTCAAGTGCGTATTTTGATGTTCGTAAAGTACAATTAAAATATAGAGATTATAATTGGAAACAACATGGTGGAACACCACAAAATATACCAGTTAATAGATATGCTTTAATAAGAAAAGATACAGGTCAATTACTAGGTATTCATTCTGAAGATTATATAGTTAGACCTTATGCTGATTTAGCAGAAAAAGTTAACGATGTAATTGTAGAGTCTGTACCAGATTATGAGAAATATACTATTACACCTGAAGACAAAGTTCTTGAAGGTGGTAAAAAGTATATTAGAACTATTAACTTCTGGGATGATAAAATCAAACTAGAAAATTATAGTGCTAGTGGTATGCATATCAAAGGTACTGAAGAAGCAATCGTACCTCAACTTAGAATTTACTCATCGATGGATGGTAGATGGGGACAACAAATTATGTGGTCTTCAGTATATGTTGTTTGTTTAAATGGAATGGTAAGACCAGATTGGTCATTTACTGTTTACAATAAACACAACGCAAGAACTGACATATCATTTACTCAAAATGATTTCAAAATGGGTATAACAGCTCACAATGAATTGGGAGATGATTTATTTAAAATGATGCAAAGAAAGGTTACAGACAATGACGCAACACACTTATTTAGAAAAACTTTGGCAAATAAGCAAACGAAGCTTGATATTGACGACAGTAGTATTCTTATCCTTAGGCATTTGGATGATTTGTGGACTTCGTATAGTCGCAAATATGGTTCTACAGTTTTTGCAATTTACCAAGCAGCGACTGACTGGGCAACCCACCCAATCACTAGAGGAGCAGTTCACAACGTATCAAGAAAAAGAGAAAAACAAGTAGCATCTATGATGCAATCTCCACAATGGGAAGGAATGGTTAGTTAATATGGAAATAGATAAAGAAGTAATATATTTAGCAACAACTGATGAGCCTTACTCTAAACAGAGTGCAATGTTAGATTATAAAAAAGATAATTTAAAAAATGTTAAAGGATGTTGGATTACTGCTAGAGCTACTGAAGTACCTAAAATGTCAATGGCATTATTAACTGAAGAATATTATTCTACAGGTGCTTACTATAGTGCTATTAAAGAAATACAAGAACTCAATACTATTGTTAGTACATTAAAAAACAAACGTGCTACTTCTATTCTTAAGATAGATGTTTGGAGAACATTAGAAGCATCAAGACGTAAAGGAAATATATAATGAAAACATTTAAAGTAGTTCTTGAATACAATGTTCAAAGAACATTAATAATAAATGCTATTAATGAAGAAGAAGCAAATAACAAAGCATATAAAGGTCAAGGTGAAATTGATAGTGATGATTGGCAATATAGAGAAGATTTAGAATGTGAGGAGATATAGATGAATAAAATACAAATTGCACAAGCTGCTCTTAATGCTCCTATGTATAGAGATTTAACTGAACGTGAAATACTTATATATCAAGCAGGTTATAAGAATGGTTTTGCTATTGGCAAATCAACTAAAAATATAACCACAACTAAAATAGAATACAAACACAATACTGCTACTCTACCAGTAAACAATGCAGAAGTATTTGCTAAAATTGTTAAAGTAGTTTGTTATTATTATCAAGTTCCTACAAAAGAAATTTATGGAAAATCTAGAGAAGGATATTTAATACCTCCTAGATCTATGATTATAAATCTGTCTAGAGAATGTACTACATTATCATATCCAGAATTAGGTCATTATTTAAACAAGGATCATACAACTTTATTATATCATGTAAAATGTAGATTAACTTTTAAAGGTATCTTCAAACATGATAGCAATCATAATGTATTTGCTTACTTAAAAAGCGATATATTAGCTGTAAAACCTTGATATTACTGAATTTTTGAGCATCAGAGTTATCTGTTTAAGTCTTAAAATAGCTAGACATGGCCTTAATAATTAAGCTCTAGCGATGCCGAAAGACTAGCCGAAGTCTATAACTCATATCGGCTGCTTGGCAGAAGTGTGCTAATGTGTGTAGTATATGCATTTCGTTGTAAATCCCTTTATGGGTATTCAATTAAATACTACACACTATTGACATTGTGCGTTTTATGATTATTGTTATTTTACGTTTAAATTAACAAAAAAGTAAAGGGTAAAATGTCTAATGAAGCTTTAGGAATATTTCACAATACAATTATTCCACAATTTGTAGCACGAAGAAAAGCATTATTTATTTCTCAATTAGAAATGGATGAAATTGTAGGAGTTGCCAAAGGTTTAGTTTCTAAATGGGAATGTGGAATAAGAAAACCAAGTGGTTATTTATTCTGCGTATGGGCTGATGCTCTTGGAATGGAAATTAACTTAACAGAAAAGGTAAGAAATGACAATTAATCCAGACTTAAATCAAGCTGATGTAACTGATGATCCAATTGTAAATGAAGTTATTAAATTAACTCTTGATAGACATATGCAAGGTATGCATAAATTTGGTAAAACTATGGCTTCTAATGATAGACCATTAGACCAATGGATAGCAGAAACAACTGAAGAACTATTAGATGCTGTTCACTATTTAGTTAAAGCTAAAACTCAGATAGATCAATTTAAAATAAAACAAAAAGAATTAGAAGCTAAAGTTGCAGCTTTTATTACACCACCATTTGAGAAAGAGAATGATGTTGAACTACAAAAAGAAGACTAATATAGATTATTCTGCTCCACATAATAGGCAGATGTATTTTCGTATGAGGTTATTAAGATTCTATAAAAAAATAGAATCCGATGATGATATATATGTACGCACAGCTAAAATGATTTTAAGTGGTACATTACCATATCGTCATATGAATCAAATAGAAAAACTGAGGAGAGAACATGAAACTAGACAAAAAGAAAAGTATAGTAAGATTGAGAAGAAAGGTGCGACATCTATCGAATATCAAATTAGAAAAGTTGTTAATAGTTTTAGCAGCAAGATATAATAATAAATCTTTAGACGAAGATGTTGAACATTACTTTAAAATAGGAGGAAGTATATGACAGAACAACAACAAAATAAAGTTATAGCCACTTGGGATTTGTGGTCTAAAAAAATTAAACAAAATTCCAAGAATTGGGATGAGAAGCAAGAGCTAATGATGGCTGTAATAGAAACAATGATAGAGAAAGGGTTACATGAAGAACAACCAAATAATAAACGGAAAAGAATTTGATCGTAACACAGGATTAGGTGGATCAGATGCAACAAGAATATACGAAGGCGATTGGCATCAATTGTGGTCTGAAAAAACTGGCAAAAGTCAATACCCAGATTTGTCAGATGTGTTACCAGTACAAATGGGAATACATACAGAACCATTTAATATACAATGGTTTGAAAAACAATCTGAGATGAAAGTCAGAGGAAACAATGAACACTTTGTTCACAAAGATTATGAACATTTATACTCTCACCCAGATGGTATAATTGATAGTGTTAACGCATTGTTAGAGTGTAAACATACTAATGCTTTTAGTAATGCAAAGAAAGTAGCAGATAAATACAAAGCACAATTACAACACAATATGATGGTATGTAATTACAATAAGCTATATATATCAGCGTTTTTTGGCAATTTAAAGTATGAAGTTATTGAAGTTGACGAAGACAAAGAATTTCAAGAACAATTACTAAGTGCTGAATTAGTATTCTGGCATTATGTTCAAGCCGATAAAGAACCACCAGAATATATTGACTTTAGTAACTTTAATAAAAAGGAATGGCATGAAGGAAGAACGATTATACCCATACTCTCCAGGTCATAGAGAAGTAGAAACTTCTATAGAAGCTGCTGAAGCTATTAAAGAAGGTGTTGAAACTATTAGGAATAAAGTTTTTAATGTTATTCTTAATAAAGGAAATTTTGGTGCTACTGCAGATGAAGTTGCTGAGTTGTTAAACTTTAGTCCATTTACAGTTAGACCAAGAGTGACAGAGTTATTCAAGCTTGATAAAATTGAACGTAAAGATAAACGTAAAAATCTTAGTCAGAAATCTGCATATGTTTATGTAGTTAGTAAGGCTTATATTAATAATCAATATACAACAAAAGGAATATGATGAGAATAGGTAAAGATGAAAACTATACAATATGGGATCAAGCTAAAAGTACAGATCCTAAGTGGACAAAACCATTTCCAAAATTTGGAAAAACATTAACTACTATAGATCCAATGTCGCAAATTATGTGCATGACAGGATTGTTTGGCCCAGTTGGTAAAGGTTGGAGATTTGTAAATGCTTTTACATACACAGATCAAAATGTGTTTGCAGAAGTTAAAGTACAATGGAAAGACAATGATACTTGGTATTCATATGGCCCAATAGCTAGTGTGTGTGCTTTATACAAAAAAGCAGGTACGTTAGATGATGAAGCTCCTAAGAAAGCAGC